TTCACACATGTTTTTTTCAATGTAAGAATTTGTATTGATATAAATAAAAAAAATGTCGATGGATTCCATTCGTTCTTTTGAATAATTTTGATGTATTTTATGTAATCGTTCTTGTTCTTGAATCCAAGAAATATCTAATTCAGATTCTAAATGTTCCATAACTAATAAATAAATATATATGAAATTTTTTGTTCAAACCAATAAAACAATAAAAACAATAAAAACAAAAGCCCCAAAAAAGAACTTAAAGAAAAAAAGGAATATAAAATGTCTCGAAACAGCATCAAACAGATAAAATGTATTGTGTGTAGATGAATGTAAAATTACAAGAAAACTTGGTTTTCGATACCCAGACATGGAAGTAGATTTCATTAAGAAAATTCTTTTCAGCGTCCAACAAGGCGTTAATGAAATATGTAGTTTTATGGAAGATACATGCATAGGTAATAAGCGAAGCGGTAAGCTGTAAGCGGAAAGCGAAGCGACAGAGAAAGCGAAGCGACAGAGAAAGCGAAGCGACAGAGAAAGCGAAGCGAGACTACTGAAAAACATTTGACCCTAATTTTTTTATAAACGAAATAGAAAAATATAAAGAAATCACTGACAATATTACTCGAGACAGACAATATTATGACATATGAGCATCTATGTTATAATAGAAAGACCGTGAAAAAAAAGACATTAGACACGAATATAAAATGCATCACCCCATTGACAATTACCATACCATTCTGTTTCAACTCGTTTAAATCCGAATTTCTGTAAAAATTCATCTAATTCACCTACAAGAGCACAATCAGCATAAACATAATCGGAATTGACTTCAGTATAAATATAATCAATTTGTGGTAAATATTCTTCCATTCCTTTTAATGCTTTTAATTCGGCACCTTGAATATCTAAATTGATGAAATTAAATGGAATGTCAGTGTAATTACAAAGAATATCCTTTAATAATTTTGTTTCACATGAAAAAGAATCAGTATACCAAACATGTGGATGGAATTTCATATGAAGACCTAATTCAAAAATAGAAGAAGATTGGCCATTATTCGAACGATGAAAAGTGACAGTTTCATATGTATTAGAGACAACAGCTTGTTCAATACGAATATTTTCAAATTTGGATTTGGAAAGTTCGACTTTATCTTCTAGTGCTTCTACCCATAAAACATTTGTTCTAGGTAAATGTTTATCATATTCGAAAATTTCTTCACATTCATGAGCACCGACATGCAATATACCTTTGAATTGTATATTATATTTTTTAACAAGATAATCTAGAGGAATCAACATCTATATATTAGTAATAATGAAAATCTATATATCATTTTCTGAATATTTTTCTTTTCGACAAAGTTGTATGAATTTTTGTTCACAAACTTCGATAGAAAGATGTTCAAGAACAAATTGTCTTGGTTGATATTGATCTAATCGAGATAAAAAGAATTGAAATTTATCATATAGCTCGTCTATCGTATAGAATATTTCACCACATCTTTCATCCCAGTAGGGAACGGCTGTAGCTGGAAAATCCGGGTAATGATAACCAAATTCTTGATTCATAGATCGAACATCCCATACGAATAATGGAACATTACATGATAATGCTTCCTGTAAAGCAAACCCTTGACTTTCATGTCGACCTAACCAAATACCAAAAACACTATCTTGCAAACATTGTAGATAGTCTTCTTCTTTGTATTTTTTATTGTAATGAAATAATGTGTATTCAATGGAATTCGATTGTAAAAAATATTCAAGAAAACTTAATTCATTGGGATGCCGTGTTTTATAATAAACAAAAATTTTCGTTTTTTCACGAATCGGTTTTATTTCACAAAATTTGTCGGTTTCTACACCAAATGGAATATCGACCATGGTTAAATCTTTGCAAATATCATATTTTTTCCATAAATCAACAACCCAACGACCTGGTTGTATATAGATGGAATGTTTCGATTGAATAAGGGATAAATGATGGTCAGGGAAGACGCTAAAATGGGGACCAAAAAGAAAGAAACTCGATGGATATTTGGATACATCAATAGGTTTACTTGGTGAATAAATACAATCAAAATTGCTGATCAAATCTGTGGATATTTCATCTATGGTATGAACCGTAACTATTTCCAAATGTTTATATTTCATAAGACTATTTAAATTTTTCGCATGCATACCATTATTGACGAACAAAAGTTTGACAGGAAGATTTGTTTCTTGATTTGCAGAAATATTCATAGGAAGATTTGTTTCTTGATTTGCAGAAATATTCACAGGAAGATTTGTTTCTTGATTTGCAGAAATATTCACAGGAAGATTTGTTTCTTGATTTGCAGAAATATTCACAGGAAGATTCGTTTCTTGATTTGCAGAAATATTCACAGGAAGATTTGTTTCTTGATTTGCAGAAATATTCACAGGAAGATTTGATTCTTGATTTGCAGAAATATTCATAGGAAGATTTGTTTTATTGATTTTTAGAAAATAGTGTTATATATCTATATTAGTATTACAAATAAAGAAAAAAACAAATAAAGAAAACAAAAGAATAAAAAGAAATGAAAAACATAACATTGATAACATCGATTTTGGAAACACCCAATACAAAATTATCATATGCGCCAGTAAGAAGTATTTATACAAAAGAAGAACGATTCGTACAAACAAAATATACAATTTTATCAGTAAGAGAAAAAATACCAAATAATAAAATAATCCTAGTAGAATGCTCCCCCTTATCAGAAGAAGAAACAAAATATTTTATAGAAAATACGGATCACTTTTTGAACTTATATTATGATACAAATAGAGAACATATAATACCAAGAGTATATTCAAACTCAAAATCAATGGGAGAAGGAATTATGACGATTTTTGCTCTTTTCTACATATTTGAAAATAATATTTGTTTTGATAATTTATTCAAAATCAGTGGTAGATATTGGTTAAATGAAAATTTCCATTATGAAGATCATGAACCAAATAAAAGCAGTATAAAATACATAGATAATAATGTGAATAATTGTTTAACGGCGTTATATAAATTATCCTATCATACAGCCGATAAATGGCATTATTATTTAATGAATTCAAATGATAAATTTATGACATGTACATCTTATGAAGAAATATTTGCGGATTTTATGAAAACCATCGATGATAATGAAAAAAAAAGAATAGAGAATAAAATAGGAGTGTCTGGATACATATCTGTAGATGGTTTTTATATAGATACTTAGTGATTATACGAAAAAATCATGGAATGTAATCGTTTAATGACAAAGCCTTCCATTGGATGAATATCATAATCCAACAATCTAATAATTTTATGATAAAAATCTTTTGGTCTTGATAAAATGATTTTTTTAGAAACAATAAATTGAGCACCAGCACCAAAAACAAATGGAAAAGAAGTTTTTTTTTCACCAAATAATTTTTCATAAACATCAATCATGGGTCCATGACCTCGTGATAAATCATCATCTACAATGATTGTAGAAAGTTCAATAAAATCTTGATCAACAATTAGATTTTTATATAAATGTAAATTTTCAATAATATTTGGAGTATGATCAAACGGATTTCCTTGTAAGAAAACGGTATAATCATCTAAATTGTCGTAATTTTCATAAATATAAGTATAATAAGTATGTCCTTCACGCCCAACATTTGGTAATGGAATTTCATTAAATATTTTTTCTTCTAAAGGAGAACCTTTATTATACACCTTTGAACATTTAAATCCGCACAAAAAATGAGTTATTTTTTCTAATTTTAGTATAGTGAATGAAACATAAAGGTAATGATTATAAAATTTCTGCTGTAAATTATTATTTGAAAAATAAAGATAGCATGGATAATGTTTGTAAAATTTTTAATTGTAAGAAAAGCACTCTAAAAGATTGGGTTCATAAATATAAGCATGATAAAAATCTTACTCGTAAAAATAGAAAATCAATATCATACAAAGTTAAAAAAGACCAAGTAAAAACTGCTATACATTTGATTGATACGAATGAACAACTTACGATGGAAGAATTGTTATATAATATGAAACAAAAATATAATGATTTTGATATTACAACTCAACATTTAGGTAGGATTATTAGAGCAAATAATAGAACAAGAAAACGAACACGCCATCAGCATTTTCCAAAAGAAAGAAGGAAACAACTCACAGATAAAAATAAAGAAATGGAGACATTCTATAATGAAATTCGTAAATACCCGTTAGATAAAATTATTTGTTTAGATGAAACAAGTATAGGTTCACATTTGAAACCCTCTTATAGTAGATGTTATATTGGTAAGAGATGTGTAATAAAAACAAATAATAATTTTGTATTTCGCAGTTTTACATTATTAGTTGCTATCAACAATTCAAAATGCGTTGGTAAAATGTTTTATGATAAAGGAGGAACTACGCAAGAAAGAATGGTAGAATTTATAGAAACACAAATAATGCCAAAATACAAAGGATATCTCATAGTATTAGATAACGCAAAAAGTCATAATAATGATATGGTAAAAGAAGCAATACTAAAAAGTGGAAATCAATATTTATTTACCGTTCCTTATAGTCCAATCACAAATGCGGTTGAGATGTGGTTTAATCAATTGAAAACACAACTCAAAAAGAATAGAAATGTTTATACATTTTATGGATTAGAAACCAATATTGATAAAGCTATTGATAGAATAAAACCTGAAAATTATAAAAATTATTTTCAATATGCTTACGGAGCGAAAGATAACTTGGAGTATAACAGAAAAACATCAACTCGTAAATGTAAACCGAAAAAATATAAAGAATAATATACTTAAAATTTTCATACTTTAAGTATATAGCAATCATGAGATTAAAAAGTGAATTGTATAAAAAGGAACAAGACGATGTAATATATAAGATTATAACCATATTGGATTTGGAACATAAACAAACTTACACCCTATATGAGTTAGACAATAACGAAGAAATACAAAAACAAATTATGGAACTGATACCTGAAATAAGAAAATGGTTTTCATTCAATAATATGAAGGCAGTTGGTGAACCTGAAAAACGAAAGCGACCTTGGTTATCTATAATAAAAAATTTAATTAAATCCAAATATGCTATTGATAGTAAAGAATATCAATTCAAGAATGAAGAAGCTTGGATGAAAACGCCAATCTATATTTTTAAGAAACTTTAGGGATAATGACTTAATTTTATTATTTTAGGGATAATGACTTAATTTTATTATTTTAGGGATAATGACTTAAAATAATATCTTTAGGTATAATATAGAAATGAGTATCAAAGAAAAACCACCCGAGTTTTTCAAATCTGTGAAAACTTCTTTGAAAAGCATACTGAAACATGCTGATATAAATACGCCAATTATTAACGACGCTGTTATACGAGCAAACAAAATGGTTATTCATACTTTACAATATCTCAAACTTTATTTACTTGATTACTATGAAACACACAACCATACATTACCTGTTATTAGTAAAGAATTCATCAATAATTCCATGAAAGTTGTCTGTGGAGAAAAAGAAGAGAAAAGAGGCAAACCCCCAAGTGAAGAAACAATTGTGCTGAAAGAAAAACTTACTTCTTTTTACAACGAAAATTATTTACCTACAACCCAAAATGACACAATCAATTATACAGGATTGAATACCGTAATGGATTATTTGAAAGAAGATATTATCACTATGTATGAAAATAACATCCAGTTACATTATGTTGATTATGTGGAACGCTTTGTGAATGTGGTTTGGAAAAAGAAAACAATAACCGAGAAAATAAAAAAATTATATAAGACGAAAATGGAAAGAGAAACAAGAATAAGAAATCTTTGTAGTGAATTGCGAAAAATAAAAAACGATTTGCTGAATGTAGATAAATCTATTTACGCATCAAAATCCTACTACCATACATGGATTACCGAACAGCGTAAGAATATTTTACCCAATAAAAAGAAATACGAAAAAGATAGTATTTATTATGATTTGAAATGTTCGCCAATGGATTATTTACCTTCTATGATTTACATGATGAAACGAGTAGAAAACGAAAATGAAAGCATAAACAATGTATTCCCATTAAGAAGCGAAATCGCACCAAAATATATAAGATTAGATACTACAACATTAGTAAATTTATTATTGAGAAAAGAACAGGGAAATAAAGGTCATTACAAAACAAAAGGAAATCTAAAAAAACATGAAGATGAAATATGGAAGTTCTTTTTTCGCACAGAACGAAAATTATTTACCAAAACAGGTTATTCTTTCCATCATATGATTTCTACAGATGGTATTGGTGTAAGTGTTTTGTTTCTGCGTAAGGATTTGGTTGGCAAAAAATTGCCAATGATGAAAATAAAAACAACCAAAGAATTATATATTGATGAATTGGAAGATTATACAAATTTACAAGGTAAGAAGATTATTGGCATTGACGCAGGAAAATGTGATTTAATTTATTGCGTAGACAGTGCGACTAAAGATGCCAATGTATTTCGTTATTCTCAAGACCAACGACGAAAGGAAACAAAATCCAAAAAATACAATAATATTATTCTTGCTATGAAAACCAATAAAATATATGGTAAAACAATTATAGAATATGAAACCGAACTTTCCAAATTCAATAAGAAAACACTACATATTAACAAATTCAAAGAATATTTACTAGAAAAGAATAGAATTAACCATATTTTATTTGAATTTTATGGTAAAGAATTGTTTCGTAAATTGAAATTTGGTAGGCATATCAATACAAAAAGAAACGAACAAAAGATGATTAATCAGTTTAAGAAAATATTTGGAAATCCCGACGAAGTAGTAATATGTATTGGAGATTGGGAACAGAAAAAACAGATGAAATATAAAGAACCAACATTAGGGAAGGGAATGCGAACCTTGTTTCGTAAGAACAATTATATCGTATTTTTAGTAGACGAATTTAGAACCAGTTGTAAGTGTTCAAAATGTAATGGTGGTTTATGTGAGAAGTTTATGGTAAGGAAAAATCCAAGACCAAAACCAAACAAAACTAAAGAAAATCCAAAGAAAGAACTAAAATATGATGAAATGCGGTTGGTTCATGGGCTACTACGCTGTAAGAGCGGTTGTGGTTTATGGAACAGAGACCGCAATGGTTCATCAAACATCTACAAGATAGCAGAAACAGCAATAAATAAATTAGAAAGACCAAGTTATTTATGTAGAGAAACTATAAGTAATCACCCCCTTTTACCGAGCGTGGGATAACCAAACTTTACTACGGGTATGAAAAGACCCAACTTTGAAACTCTTTTTTTAGCATTTTTTGTGCGGATTTAAATGTTCAAAGGTGTAAATGATAACATTATCTACAAATTGTTTTGCCCATTCAATAGATTCATTGTATCTTGCAATAATGATTTTCATAATGAATAAAAATAAAATAAAGATACTATATATAATATACAATAATAAAATGAAAATCGCAATATTAGATTCTTATAATCGTGATATCGGTTTAAAAATAATATTTCCAGAATCGGATTATTATGTTATGAAAGAAGAACATAATCGAATAAAATCCTATGAAAAATATAATTTTAAACCATCGTATAAGATAGAAGAAATAACAGACAAAAATTACGATGTATTGATATTGATTCTATGTGAATATAATTGTTTTCCAACATATAAGAATCAAACCAATGATTTTTTTATAAAAGAATCAGAAGAACATATGTATAAAATTGTGGAAATAATAAACAACAATAATTTTCATAAAGTTTGTATATTCGATAATAATGATTACGATTATGATCCGACAATACTGTATGATTATTATCCAATGATAAAAAACAAGGACATTCTTTTTTTCAAACGAAATTATGATAAAACAAAAACATACAATGAACGAGTCTATCCATATCCATATATTATTTTTGGAAAGGATTTATCTATGACGGAATTAATAACAGAAACTCCTAAAAAAATATCAAAAAAAGAAAATCGATTATTCTTTTCGGGAACATTATTTCATCATGAAGATAATGTATATGGAGTCATAAGAAATCGTAGAAATACAATAATAAAAATACATCAAGTATTAAATGAAGTTTTATATAATGGGTATGGACTTGCATTTGAAAAATATATGGAAGAAATGGCAAAATCAAAATTTTGTTTGGATTTATTAGGAGTTGGTGATCCAAATCGAAGAACATTTGAAATATTTGCAAGTGGCTCATTACGAATTGCAGAAAAAAATAATTTAAAATGGACATGGATGGAAGAAGATTTTTGTGAAGAAACTTACTTTGAAGATGAAAAAGAACTTTATGAAAAAATAACAAAATTAATAAAAGATGAAGAATTGTATACGAAATGTTTGCAAAAACAAAACGAAATCATAGAAAAATATATGAATAAAGAATCACTACGACAATATATTTTAGAAAAGATGGAATAAAAAATTGAAAACGGTTGTTTTCAATGGATGAATTCAAAACAACGAAAGACGAAACACGAAATACGAAACAAAAAAAGAAAACTAAATGTCTTATGCAGTATGTATACCAAGGATGGACATAACAGTTACAAAAGAATACATATTTAAAATATTTTCCAAATTAAAAATTGGTTATATAGAAAAAATTATAGAAATAACATTACGAAATGATTCCAAACATAAACGAATTATTATTAAATTTCGATGGAATGAAATGAACCCAAAATCGAAGGATATAAAATCAAGACTTGAAAAAAATGAAACAATAAAAGTAGTGCATAATATGCCATGGTATTGGAAAATGGTAGCAGCAACTAATCTTGAAAAATAAAATGAAAATATTTATCTAATATTGGATTTGAATTTTTTTGATGATGAACATGCGTAGAAAAAAAGCAAGAGAATAATAATAAGAATAAATGATTATGTGATTCGGCATATTTAATTTCCTTAGTAAAAAGTTCGTCAATGTAACCATAGACATCTTTACATTCAATGAATTCGGTTTTAATATTCTCTTTAATTTCATACAAAAAAAGTAATCGATTTTTTTCTTTCATTTGTTCAATAGAATCATGTTTTTCCGTATTTTTCCATTTAAGTTTTTCCGTATTTTTCCATTTAAAAAGAATATATCGAATTTCATTTTTAACATCAGTAAATTTATGAATGAGTTTTTTCTTGTGGATTTCCATTTTTTTAATCATGGAAAATATATTGATATTGCAGACAATGGGAAATAATTTTTTAATTTCATCTGGAATAAGAATAGTATAAATTTCTTTTAATTCATTCATTTTAATTTCGATTTCATTGATTTTATTTAAAACCATTTCATTTTTATCGTCATCATCGTCGATAAATAATAATTTATTATTGGTCATTTCTAACGACATTTCCATTTTATCATATTGATTTGCTAGTTGTAAATATTTTTCTGTATTGGATTCATATTTCATATAATTTACGATGGATACAAAGGAGGTAACGAGAATATTCAATGCGGATATGAAGCCACCGCTCCATGAATAATCTTGAATAATCGGTGCAATAATGGCCATGGTAGATGATAATAATATGACGGATATAAGAAAAAGATTTAATTTGGAATGGGTAATGTTTTTGGATTGACTAAAAATATTTTTTTGTCCTTTCATGAAAGTGATAAGAATATCTAATTTACTGGAATATTTATTATCGTAATCATAGTATTTAGATAAAGATTTTTCAACACTGTGGTAATCCTTTTTTTTAAATCCGGAAAAACCATTATGAATTTGATGTTTCAATCGTTCATTACGAATCAATCGTATTTCATCGTCACTATTTTCACTATTATTTTCAGACATACTTAGTGGACTATTACTTCGAACATAGTTTGTTTGAAGAATATCCATGGTTTCATAATCATGATGATAGAAATTTTCGTTTTCCTTTTCTTCCTCTTGCTCTTTTTCTTGAGATTCTACATCAATGAATTCAATTTGAATATTTTCCATGGCTATTATATAATGGATACAAAAAAAGAAATTGAATTAGAACCAATAAAACATGTAGAGAAAGACGATTCAATAAACAAACCACTTCAAATACCCGCACTAAAAAATCCAAATTCATTGGAAAATGTAAATAATATGAAACCGCCTGAAATAAAAAAACCGAGAATACCGGATTTTGATATGGAATATAGAGAAAGACAAGAAAGAGGAACATGTGGCGATTGTTCTACAACGAAATTGTGTATGAAATGTTGTTGCTGCTGTTGTTTATAAAAGCTTGCGAAAAGCTTGCGAAAAGCTTGCGAAAAGCTTGCGAAAAGCTTGCGAAAAGCTTGCGAAAAGCTTGCGATAATCGACAGCGACTGTGAAACGATAGCGATGGATAAGCGTCTGAAAAGCTTGCGATAAGCGAAAGCGACGGATAAGCGTATGTGAAACGACAGAATAAAAAAATAGAAAAAATAAAAATATTTAGATAGAATATAAAAATGGAAAAACACGCAGAAGAAAAAAACCCAGAAGAACAACGCCCACCATCAATAACTACGATCGAAAAAATCGAAAGAGAAACAAAAAGTATATGTTGTGAAATCAATAAAGATGTAAGATGTATGTGTCATTGTTGTTTAAGAACATGGAGTTGCTCTTTAAAAATATTTGAAGGATGTTGTTTTGGATTATCAGAAGCATTTTCATGTTTAAGTAGATGTACAAATGATTGTGGTAAATGCACAGAATATGTCGATTGTGAAAAATAATCCTTCAGATTATTTGACGGATAAAAAATAATCCTTCAGATTATTTGACGGATAAAAAATAATCCTTCAGATTATTTGACGGA